GGGGGAACCTTCGCCCTCAAGGTCATCCGGGTAGCCGGCCGCCTCGTCGCGGATGACTTTCTTACGCGTCTTACCGCGCAGGCCCGGCGCCGACGAGGCGTTGGCCATCAAGATCGAACCGCCGGTAAAGCGCTTGATGTAGGCGGTCGAACCCTTGCCCGAACGCGCGACCTGATCGAAGATCGCCTCGGCCATCGCCGGCGACCACTCGCGCGCGCGCTGGAATTTTTCCCCGATAAACTCGGTAAGGCTTTCGCTGGTCGGTTCGATCAGAAAGACGTCTTCCGGTTCCTCGCACGCGGTGTAGCCGCACGCGGCAATCGCCAGCGTGGTTGCGCCGATTTGTTTGGATTTCTGAAAAACTGCCTTATTGCCGGGCGCCGCGTTGGCGAAGAAATTCAGCGGTTCGATCAGATACGGCGTCAGCTCAAAATCAAGCGGATGACCCTTACGCGGACCGTCCGGCGCGATCATATGCTTTTCCGCCCACGCGACCGGCGTCGTCGGCGTGCGTGGCGCGAGCACGGCCGTCAGCGCGGCGACGATCGCGGCAACGGTTGCTGATCGCTTGAACATCATTCGGCCGTTTCGGTGTCAGCCTCGACCGCGGCGGCGGCCAGCTTGGCGAACTCTTGTACGCAACGGGTGCGCTGCTCGCGGATCATGGAACGCATAGCGTCGCGAAACTCACTCATGCCCTTTTGAGCGGCGCCGTATAACGGCTCGAGGCGCGTCAGCGGCAGCTCGAGCACCCGCAAGATCGCCGCGCCGCAATCGCTCGCCGCCTGTTCGACTTGGTCTCGAGGAAGCAACTTCCCGACCTTTTCTTCATACTCAAGCTGCGCCAGGCGGGCGCGATAGACCTCGGTCAGGGTCTTCGCTTTGGTCAGGCCGGCGCTTTCGCGCGGCGCCGCGTTCGGCGCCTCGGGTTCCGCTTCCGGCGCTTCGCGCAGCGTGACGCGCTCGCGGGTTTCGCCGAGCGTGCGATCGGCCGCCGCGACGTCGATCAGCTTGCGGCCATGGCGTTCGATTAGCGCAAGCTTTTCCTTTTTCACCAGGTCGGCAATCGCCTGGCGTGACACGCCGCGGTGACGCGCGTATTCCGCTTGCGTCATGAGCAAGGCAACGTCGTCGTCCGCCATTGTCAGATAGCGAGCAGCGCGCCGCGCTCGACTCCCGTCGCCTCGAATGTGCGGCTATCGCCCTCAAGCCGCGCCGCGTGGCCGGTGAAATCCTGCCAACGCCTTACCGCAAGGTCGGCGTAGGCGGGCGCGATTTCGGCGCCGTAGCAAACGCGGCCGGTCATTTCCGCCGCAATCAACGTTGTGCCGGAACCGAGGAAAGGATCGTAAACCAGCTCGCCCGGTTTCGAATTGTTCAAGATCGGTTTGCGCATGCAATCGACCGGCTTTTGTGTGGAGTGGCCGGTGCGCGCGTTCGGGCCGTCTGTTTGCGACGTGAACCCTACCAGCGACGCGATATCCCAAACGGTTGTTTGCCGCCGATCGCCCGCCCAATGGCCGGTTGCGCCCTTGCGCACCACGTACCAGCACGGTTCATGCTGCCAATGGTAATGCCCGCGCGAAATAGCAAATTGCGGCTTGCGCCAGATGATTTGCGCACGCCGCTCAAAGCCGGCCGCGTCCAGCGATAGCGCCACTTCCGGCGAGTGCAGCGAAGCGCACCACACATAGGCCACGTCGCCAGGAAACAACCGCCAGGCCGGCGACCAATCGACCTGCCCATCGTTCGTTACTTCGCCCGCGGCAACGAACCGCCGATCCGCCGAGTCGGCCGATTGCGCCCGCCGCGTCGCCTCGACCTCCGGTGTCGCGCGCCAGGCCGGGTCGTAATCCACACCGTAGGGCGGATCGGTATCCATAAGGTGCGGCTTGGCGCCGGCGAGCAGCGCGGCGACCAGCTCGGGCGACGTGCAATCGCCGCACGCGACGCGATGCTTGCCGCACAGCCAGATATCGCCGGCTTGGCTGACCGGCCGCCCCATCGTGTCCGGAATCGTGTCCGGATCGGTCAGGCCGATCGCGCCGCCGGGCAAGGCCTCGCCGCTCGCCGCCGCCATCGCCGCGGCGAGCAGCTTTTCGACTTCCTTGTCCGTGAAGCCCGCCGCCTTCGCCATGCCGGCCTCAAGCGCCGCCAGCTCGCGCGCCAGCTTGGCGTCATCCCACGTCGCGTCCAGCGCGATCCGGTTATCAGCAAGCGCGTAGGCGCGCCGTTGCGCCTCAGTCAGATGCCCGAGGCAGATCGCCGGCACCTCGGCGAGGCGGCGCAGCTTGCCAGCGCGCCATCGCCCCTCGCCGGCGACGATCAGGCGGTCGGCATCGAACAGGATCGGGTTATTGAACCCGAATGCATCGATCGACGCCGCGATGGTTTCAAGCTGTTGCTTGGAATGCTTGCGCGCATTCCGCGGGTCCGGCTTGAGACTGTCAAGCGGCACATATTCGAGTCGCAACAGCCGCTTAGGTTCGCCGGTGTCAAGCATTCCGCCACTCGCGCCCGTCAAGTAGTGTCAAGCGTGTCAAGCTAATTTCCGGCCTGCCTAGCTGGCGAAGGCGAGCGCCAAGATTTCCCGCGTACAATCGGCGGCCGGGAGGGACCCGCTGCCCAAGGGAGAGGCCAGCGCGGCAATCGAAACCGCGCGCCGGCAGCAACGGGTTTGGGATTGCAAGGCTTCGCCTTTTGCACCCGGCCGCGCCATGCGCTTGTTCCGGGTTCCGGCCCGTGGCCATCCCACGGGGAGCACGTGCGGCACGCCGCCAGCTCGACCCGCTTGACCAGGCGAATCGATAAACGACTGAATCGTTCGCAACCGTCAAGAGTCCACAGCACACGGCGCACAGCTACGGCGCACGGCGCACGGCACACCACAGGCGCGCGTGCGTGGGCGCGCATGCCGCGTAGGAGTCGCGGCACAACGCGTGCGCCGTGCGCCGTTGCGTTGGAAATTATGGAGATGATAACGGCGCTTAACGGCAACGGCACAGATTAAATGTGCGCCGTAGCAATGCGCCGTGCGCCGTTAGATCGCGACGGTATCGGCGAGGCGATCAGCCTTGCATGTCCACCAGCGATTGCCGGCTGAATCCTTGGCTGCGCGCTCCCAGCCAAGCCGCAGCAACGCCGCGGAAACGCGTCGCTGATCGGCCGTGCCGATCTTCGATTCCTCAAATTTCAGACATTCGCGCAATACCTGCCCGACGGTCACGCGTGCCGGCGTCTGATCCTGCTTCGCCTCATAACGGCGCTCGGCCAGATACAACACGATTTTTTCTTCCCAAACGTCGACCTCGTAGCGCGCCTCCTGTTCCGGCCGCATGTGCTCGCGTTCAAAATCGCGGTCGGGATACCAGGTCGTGCCGGCGCGGTATACGTGCAAAGCCTCGGCAAGCAATTGATCACGATCGCGCCTAAGCGCGTCGATATTGATTACGCCGACTTTGACCGGCCAATAGCGGCGCGCGCCGGTCGCGTCGCGCAGATAGGCGTTTTCGTTAGTGGTGATCACGAACACACATTGGCGCGGCTCGTTGACTTCGCGGCGTCCGAATGACGGCCGATAGCGTTCCGTGTCGCGCGTGATAAAGGCCTTGAGCGCGTTCGCCTCGCTTTTCGTGAATGCGCTCATTTCCGGGATTTCGATCAGCCATTTGCCGCGCACGTGTTGCGACAAGTCCTTGCCGCCGTGTTCCACGTTCGGCAGATGATCGGAAAACCATGCCCCGCCGAGCACGCGGCAGGCGGTCGATTTCATCGCGCCTTGCGGCCCTTCCAACACCAGCACGTAATCGACCTTGCATCCCGGCTGCTCAACTCGCGCAATCATTGACACCATGAACATGATGCCGACGCGTGACGCGTAGGGCGAGGTCTCGACGCCGAGGTATGTGGTCAGCCAATTTTTCAGCCGCGGCACCCCATCCCATTCCAGCGCGTGCAAATAGTCGCGCACCGGATGAAACGCGCATTCCGCCGCCCGCTGATCGATGGCCTGGTGTGTCACGTCCTTGCTCAACTTTGCGAGGCCGGCGAGCTGGATATATTCCTGCAATCTGCCGGCATCGACGTCGGCCAACGGCCGCGGATACGGGCCGCTATCGGGCGGCGCGCCCGGCAGCTCGTGCATGAGCATGACGCCGCAATAGAGCTGATCGTAGGCGAAGGCCTCAGATATCGCTTTGTCGCGGCGCAACGGCAGCAACGCATTCGCCAGGTTGCCGAGCGGTTCGCCGCGCGCGTCGCAAAGGCAATCGTAAATCCACGCCGGCCGCTCGCGCCGGCCGCCGCCGTCGCGCCGATCGCCGCCACGGCCGCGCCCGTTCCCCTTGCCGCCGCCGGCACTGGAGATCCTAGCGGCCTGCTTTTTGCCGGCCTTTTTTGCCGCATTCGGATCGGGCGCGACCGGAGGGCCGGCCGCGTCGATCATCGCGACAATGTGCTCGTAGGCGTTCCAGCTCATGGGAGCAGATCGGCAAAATCATGTTCCGGCGGCGCCCACGCCACACGCACCTTGCGCCCGGGTTGCGCGTGGCGAGCTGCACCGCGCGCCATCGCGCATTGCGTGGTGAATGGGTCCGAATCGCCGTCGCCGAGCAGGATCAATTCCTTGACGCTTGCCGGAAAGATGATCGATGCCGACTCCATGTCCGGCACGGGACCGGGTACGCGCCGCGGCGCGCCCTTCGGACCCTTCAAGGTCGGATGCCGAACGGATTGTTTCGACTTGCCGGCCATGTTGCCCATGCTGATCAGCGGCCAGTAAGCCGTGCGCGAGTTGTCGCGCCCGGTCATTTCGTGCGCCAGCCAAACCGCGCCGGTTGTTTCGATGCCCTCGCCGCCGATCAGCCGTTCCGGTTCCGGCGGATTGGTCAGGATCAGATGACCGCCGCCAGCCGAGCCGCGCGTTTTCTTCGCCTTGAGCGGCTTACCGTCGCGCGGGTCGCGCAGCTCGACCTTGCCTTTCGGCTTGTTCAAATCGATGTAGGTCAGATGAATGCCGGCGAACCGGCCAGCGCGTCCGACGATCGCCGCGACCATCGCCGGCCCGCGATGAATAATTTCCGCTTTGTCGCGATCGTCGCTCAACCAATACGGCATGTCTTCGACGCACCGGATTTGCGCGCGGTCGGGTAGTTTCGTCAGCTTGCGCAAATCTCTCAGATATGCCTCGGCGGTCGACCCGATCAGCGACGCGGCGTTATCCCACACGCCCCAGCAAATACGGCGTTCGCGTTCGCGGAACGAGTTTTCGTCCTTATCCGCCTGGTCGCTGCGCTGCTCGCGGTCGCGGCGCAGCTTTTCCTCCTCTTCCGGCGTCAGCTCGCGCGGGCCGCCCAACCAATCGACCGTTTCGCGAAATTCCTTCCCGGTAATGCGCATAACGAGCGCGATCACGTCGCCGCCGTCGCCGCACGCCGCACACGCCCACGACTCGGCGCTTTTCAAACAAAAGCGCGTATCGCTTTTGTCGCCGGGATTTTTGGAACAGATCGGACACGGCCCGACCAGCTTGCCGCCCGACTTATGTAACTTGACGTGCTGCTCGGCGATTTCCTGCACCGGCACACGCTGGCGCAAATCGTCAAGCTGTTCGTCGGTGAGCCGGCGCCGCCGTTCGCTCATGCATCGCCCCGCGCCAGGCGCTTGATGATGCTTTCAAGCGTTTCGTTCGGATCACGACAGGCAACGCAATCCTCGCAATGGGTTTTGCGCGACCGATAGCGGTTGCGCGTACAGCCGCGGCCCTCCCCACGGCACGCCCACAGCACGTAATCGTCGCCGACCTTTTCCATCACGAATTGGACTTGCGGCTTGCTCATTCCGGCAGCTCCCCTTTTTCCGCCGCGACCATCAAACGGCCCATGATGGTCGGATCGCTGATCATGAAATCGATCAGCACGACCGCGCGATCGAACGCCTCGGCGATGGCGTATTCTTTCGGGTCGACCGCGAACGGGTGCCCGACTTCGCGTTCGAGCTTCGCCATCACGTCCGCCCGAAAGCGCCGGTCATAGGCCTCGTCGGCCATCCGCTGGCGAATTTCGCGCAGCGTCACTTTGCGCGGCGGTTTCTTGACCGCCGGCGCCGGTGTTTCATCGCTCATGGGAATTCAGGAGTGGTCGTAACTGCCCGGGCAGCCGGCTTGCTCGCGCGCCGGCTTGTGTGCGTTCGCCTCGCCGATCGCCAGCTCGGCCCGCGCGGTGCGTGCCATTTCGCCCTGCGCCGCGGCGAGCGCCGTGCGCGCGCGCGTGAGCAAGCGGAACGCCGGCGCGACCTCGCCGGAAACAAATTCCGCCATCGCCGCGGTTGCGAACTTGATGCCCTCGGCGAGCTGGTCGCCGGCCGATCGCCGGCCGGTCACTTGGTCGACGGCTTTGCTCATGCAACGTAATCCCACTCAAACGCACTCAGATAGTCCGTCGTTTCCCGCTCCCGCCACTTTGCTGCAATACGTTCGCTGACCGGGCAAAAACCCGGATCGCCGCAGAGTCGGCTAAATGTTTGAAATCTGCCGCAGTCCAAACACCGAACGCCTTTTTGCTTTTTCATTTTCTCGCCTCATGGCGCTTGTCATCGCCCTTTGCCTTATAACCCCATGCACACCAGCCCTTGCGTTCGGCGCCGGGAAACAAATCGACGTATGACGCGCCCGGCAGACGTTCCTCGACCTGACGGTGCGCCCAATCCGGTTTTTGCGAGTGCACCCGCGATTTGCGGATCGAAAACAGCGACAGCGGCCGGTCCTCGTCGTTCGGCGCCGGTATGTCGCCGCGGATCAAAAGGACGACGTGTTCGGTTATGTCGACGGCAAAGCCGCGCCCGAGGCCGCGAATTTCTTTATCCCAAGTGTAGAGCGTTCGCGGCCGAAAACCCCACGCCTCGGCAACCTTTACATGCGAACCGATCGAAACATGATAGCGGGTAATCCACAGATAAAGCAGCGCGTGCGGACCGAAGATTTTTCCAACCGGAAGCGCACATATCTGCTCAACGTTCATTACCGGATACTTGATCAGATAATGGCGGCCGTTGACGCCGATCGGGTTGTCGTCGTCAATCCATGGGCAATCGGCGACGCCGCCGGCGAACGGGCCATCCGGCAGCAACAGCGGATTTTCACTTAGCCGCCTGACTTCGGCCAGGCGCTCGACCTTGCGCTGGCGCACCAGGACGTCGCTTTGCGGATTCACCAGGCGCGCGCCCTTCGCCATGATCTTTTCGCGCTGCTCAACGCGCAGCCGTTCGAACGTGCGGCCGTCGACCTTGGCAAGTTTTTGCGCATCCGCCGCCAGATTGTGCGACAGGCCGACCACGGTCAGCGTCAGCGGCTTGGAAGTATTCTCCGCGCCGCGGAGATTACTTTTCTTCGGTTGCCCGCGCTTCGCCAGCTCGCCGGTATCCTTCGCCTGGACGAGCAGCTTGCCCAGCTCGCGCGTGGCGCGCAGGCGCAAATCCGCACCCTTCGCCATGATTTCCGTATCTTGCGCCTGGCGTGCGTACAGCTTGATTTGTTCGGCCGTGTCGCGGACCTTTTTGACTTCATCGATCTTGACCGCCTTGGCAAGCGCGGCGACCGCCGCGTCGTAGAGCGCCAACACGCGGTCACGTTCGGCCGGGACGTGGCGCGCCGGCAGCTGTGGGCGAGGCCTGCGCGCCGG